GCTTATGCAGTTGTGCGCAAGAGCCATCTGCCATGCGATGGAGATGATGCTCAGGACTGGCTTGCTTCAAGAATCTACAAGCTGACAAGTGGCACAGATCCACAATTCAAGCAGAACCTTGGAGTGATAAACTACGAGGTAATTCCGAGCGGTTACATCAATGAGATTAAGACCTTAACAGCGAACTATGAATGGGCATGTGTCTCTGTCGACTTCGATATCCAAGTGATCACAACCACAGAAGATGGATGCTATGACATCTGTGCTACCGGTGACATTCCGCTTCCAGACTTCCAACCTTGTACACCTTGCTTGACGGAGGTTGCTGTTGATGGGGTGACCATTATCGGAAACGGAACAGAAGCCGATCCATTGATTGCAGTTGGTGGCGGCGGCGGTGGTGGTATTATGACTGCCATTGCATTCTCAACTGATCACTTAAGCGCAACTGGTAATCAGTATGTGATAGGTAATGTTGTTTGGTACAATGGAAACATCTACCGATGCATTGCAAACAATGATTCAATACTACCAACCAATGCTACGTATTGGACTAATCTTGGCGCAGGGTTTCAAACCATTGAAAGACCTTCCGATTGGAATGCAACAACCGGCAACAATCAGATATTAAACAAGCCGACAATTCCAGCGGCTCAAGTTAATAGTGACTGGAATGCAACGAGTGGTCTTGCTGAGATTTTAAATAAGCCGACTATTCCAGTGCTTCCTGCAACCATTGTGGAAGATGTGACAGCAACAGCACCAATGTCTTCAACTGGTGGTTCAACACCTGATATTAGCATAAGCCAAGCAAATGGAAGCACTGACGGATATCTAAGCTCAACTGATTGGAACACCTTCGATGGCAAGTTCGATGTGCCAACAGGCACTAACACCGACTACCTTGATGGCACAGGAACACCAACACCATTCCCGAACATTCCAACGGGCACTGTTACATCGGTTGCGGCAACAGTACCAAGCCCTACAAACCCTGCCTTTAGCGTTAACGTACCAAACTCAACCACCACTCCAAGCGTTGACATAACAGCAAACGGAGTTGTTAGCCAGTACGTTCGAGGCGATGGATCACTTGCTAACTTCCCTTTGGGTGGTGGCGGTGGTGCATCGGTTAACTATTACCTTAATGGCTCGGTAAGTCAAGGCACGATTTTAGGAAATCAATACTTTGAAATGAACCGCGTTCCAGTTCTTGGAGGTGGCACAAACTTCACACGCACAAACGCGCAAGGCAATGGCTACATCGCACAATTCATAACAGATGCAGGCGACCCAAATCTTTTGGCAATACCTTCAGGCAATTGGAACTTTGAAACGTACTTTAACGCATCGAGTGGCGGTGGAAGCCCGAGCTTTTACATGGAGCTTTACAAGTACGATGGCGTAACCTTTACGCTTATCTCATCAGGGTCAACAAACCCAGAAGCGATTACGGGCGGCACGGTGGTCGATTTGTACGTTAGTGCGCTTGCAGTACCTTCAACAGTATTGGCTGCAACTGATAGGCTTGCAGTACGCATTTTCGTAACAACATCGGGAAGAAACATTACGCTGCATACTGAGGACAATAACCTTTGCCAAGTAATAACGACATTCACCACAGGCCTTAACGCATTAAACGGTTTAACAGCGCAAGTTCAAAACTTCGCAACCGGTACCAGTGGCACTGATTTCGGAATCAACTCGGCAACAGATACGCACACCTTCAACCTACCAACGGCGAGCGCATCCAACAGAGGAGCATTGAGCACTGCCGATTGGAGCACATTCAACGGCAAGCAAGACGCACTGGTAAGCGGCACTAATATCAAGACCATCAACTCGACTTCATTGCTTGGCAGTGGCAACATTGCCATTGCATCATTGGGAGTTTACAAGAGCACAACTGATGGAGCTGCATCAAGTGGAACTTCTAACACGTTCAGTCAATCGGTGCTTGTTCCTGGCAACTCGGTTGTCGCAGGCAATGTCCTTGAGTTTAAGTTGAGAGGCCGCAAGACTGGAGCAAATAACACTTACACCATTAGGATATATGCAAACTCGGCAAACAACTTGACCGGTGCTGTTTTACTTGGTGTGTATGTTGGTGGACAAACGGGTGCATTTGGGCAGCAGATGATAAGAACAGGAGTTGTAAAAAATGCTACTACCAATACCGAGATGATGTCTACTGCTGTTACCAATGTCGCAACCGACTACCAAAATACTACGTTCTCAACTATCGCAGTTGATTGGACAAGCGACAAGTACATAATCGGTGCTGTTCAGAATACCAATGGAGCAGACTCCTCTTTAATCTCACTAATATCAATGACAATTATATGATAGACATAACTCTCGAAGGCGGCTTTGTCACCTTCTATTCATCGGTGATTGGGGTGGTTGCATCGAATGTGGAATCTGTTGAAGTGGTTGACGACATGTGCGTTCACTTGGGCACTAACGTGGGTGTGTTCCTAATCAATGTTAATCAGTTCACTTTTAACGGCATCCAGTTCACCAATTCAACCAAGGCACTAACTTATATAACTAACAACTAACATCATGGCAGGAGTAAAAATAACAGACTTAGCAACAATCACATCAGCGGCAAGCAATGACTTGCTTTACATTGTGGATGTAAGCAACACCACTCAATCACCTGAGGGAACATCTTCGCAGATTGAGGTAGGTAACATGTTTAGCAGTGGCAGCTACACTCCGACAATTAGCGGAGAGGTGAATGGCATTGTTGTAACAGTTAACTCTGCAACCTTCATCAGAGTTGGAAACATTGCAACAGTATCGGCTCAGTTGGATATTACACTGGATACTGGAGAAGTTACTGGAGCATTTGAAATTGAGCTTCCTGCTGCATCAAACTTTACAAATGCAAAGCAATGTTTCGGATTAATGCAATGGTCATTTTTTGGCACATTGGCAGAGATTGTAGGGCTATCAATTGAAGCAGAAACTACAAACTACACTTGCAAAGTTGAATTAGAAACTGCAACGACTGCAATACAAATGAACTACTGCACAATACAGTTCCAGTATGAAATCGTCTAACAACGGCATCCGACTAATTCAGGAGTTTGAAGGCTTGCGCCTTACATCCTACCTATGCAGTGCATCTGTGCCCACAATTGGCTACGGCGCAACGTACTACCAAGACGGCAGCAAGGTAAAGCTTGGGCAAACGATTACCAGAGAGCAAGCCAATCAGATGCTAATCGACCATTTAAAAGAGTTCGAGGGCAGCGTGACTGGATTGCTTAACGGCACTAAGGTAAATCAGAACCAATTCGATGCGCTTGTAAGTTTTACCTATAACCTGGGTGCAGGAAACCTTGCCAAGTCGCAGCTGCTAAGATTCGTCAAAGCCAATCCAAACGATCCGAAAATTGCAGCCGAGTTCCTTAAGTGGAACAGAGCAGGCGGCGAGGTTGTGACAGGGCTTGTAAGAAGGAGAAAGAAAGAGGCGCAACTATATTTTACTGCCGTCGTTCAATGAAAAAGCTATACGAGATTTATCTTATCAAGCATCAAGCAGAGCCGTTTGTCATGCTTGATGAGATGAATCTTAGCTTTGAGCAGTTCATCGAAAAATTAAAAACATCTTACTCATTCAATCAAATGTGGGGCAATGGCAAGGAAACCAGTAAGCAAACCAAGGCAAGTACTTGACATCATTCTCAAGTATTGGAGGCCAACCATTGGCAGCTTGGTGATACTTGGCTCTGTCTTCGCATTAATATTTAAGCAGATAACAACAGAGACACTCGCAGCAATTGTTGCCGCAATGGTGGCAGCTGGATACATACCAAAATCAAGTGACAATGGATGATGGAAGAGACACCGTACAAATAACAACAAGCCTCGATGCGGCTTGCGTGATTGGTATTGGCTGCAAGTTGCATACACATCATCATGTTATTCATCTCGAGCCGCAAGTGGTGTATCAGTCAATGCAGAAATTCACTATCTTTGGCAAGCACTATTGCACTAATCAGTGGGGGCAAACTTATGAGCTGCCATCTGATAAGCCAATACCAGAGCCAACAACGATGCAACAAATCTACGCAAGCGACACCATCAAGCCGAGTACTTCTGCATTCCTTCTTGCACCAAAGCCCGAGGTAAAATTCATCATCAAGCCTCGAGCTGAGTTCCGAGAATATCAACCTACAATGGATGCGCCTGTGATGGGCTTGCTGTTGACTTTTACAATTTACCTCACAGCACAATGGGCATGGAGCTCGATGACTGCTTGGTCTAACCTCTACAGCGAACTCAAGCAATGTCTTCGCTATTCATCTTAGAACATTCGATTGATTTGTTTTATGTGGTCACTGATCAAGATGGAAGGATTGTGTCCAACAATGAGCTATTTAAGAACTATGTGAGCCATATCAAGCCCACAAAAATCACCGACATCATAAGCATTGAAGGTGACAAAGATGATTTCATCAAGGCAATTGCAACAGCTCGCAAGCATTCACCTGAGCCATCCAGAGTTTATGCTCGGACCAGGCAGAAGAATACAAGCGACAGATACAATGTTTGGAACTGCTTCGCCATTGCTGATACCTTGCACTTTGTCGGGATTCAAATGGTCGATGTGACAAGCATAAGCTCGCATGATTACGAACGGCAAAGAGTGCTCCTTGAGGAGTTCCGCTTTATGTTAAGCCATGAATTAAGGCAACCGCTTACCAACATCTCTGGACTTGTTCAGATACTTATGCAGCACCAAGGTGCAAGTGATGTCGACAGGAAGGATGTCCTCACCATGATCCACACATCAGTCAACAAGCTTGATGATGCAATCAAGATACTAATCAAGAAAGCAGCTCGAGAATTATGACGGATCAGCAAGCGGATGAGAGACTGGTCAAGGTGGCCGCTTGGTATGTTATTGAAAGAGGCATGCCGGTATGCGTGGCACTTCAGATACTGCAAGCAGAGCTAAAGGATAAAAGAGTATTTTGGGAAGCATCAAAGGAACTTATAAAACTCATTCAAAATGGAATCTGTACGTACTAAAATTATTTATTTGGCCGTACTAATTGTGCTGCTGTTTCTGTTGCTCAAATCTTGCTCTGACAATGTGCAATCCGATTATCGTCTTAAGCACACGATTTATGAGGACAGCATACTTATAGCCTCGCAGAAGAAGATAATCGCACAGAAGAACTCTGATGCAGCTAAACAAGCGCAACAGATTGCAGAGCTCGAAGTCAAAGTAAAGAACGCATCAGAGGTTGTGCGCATCGAGACAAGGACAGTAATCAAAACGCAGATCAAGTTAGGTGATACGGTGATGATTGATAAGAAGCCATACATCCAACTCCCTAAGCCATTCCTTAAGACAACAGAATGGTACACAATCGGCGGCATGATCAACCGCCTCGGGTGGTTGCAGATTGATTCACTCGTTATCCCTGCCAAGTTCACCTATGCTGTTGGTGATACCATGCGCACTGGCTTCTTCAACAAGCTGCTTAAAAAGAAGGACACAGTGGTGCGCATGAGAGTCGACAATCCGAATGTCGCAATCACCGGAATGGATAATATCTACATCAAGGAAGACAAAAAGTGGCATCAAACAACAGCCTTCAAGTTGGGAGTTGGTGCGCTGATTGGGGTGGCCATCACATCTGTAGGAAAAAAGTAGGAATTTTATTGGGCTAAATATCAAGCACTTGCAAAGCGAGGTGAAAAATAATTGCATTAATCTTAAATACTTATTGCATAATCAAAATATAGCTGTACATTTGTCAAACAATCATTTACTCATTTACTCATTCAATCTATGAACACTTATTTCAAATCACACGACAGCACGCAGTACTTCAACTACGATCATCTATCTGGCATCATGCTAACAATCGTGCAAGACGGTTGCCACCAAGGGCTCTTCCAGAGATGCGACAAGACATCACTTGTTCTTGTTCGCCAATACTCCAAGGAGATGCAACAAGGTTTGCATGAATCAGTGCGCACTTATCATCCTTCCGATGTTAACGAGTTCTTTAAGATGTACCAAAAGACACTGCACAATACTCAAGTATCATTCAATCAATTCATAAATCAAATCTAAATTAAACTATGGGCTTAAAAGCACCCTCCGGGAATAACACCTCCCGAGCAATCGCACCAGAAGGAGCGTTTGTTGCAAGATGTTACCAAATCGTTGACCTTGGAACAACGATGCAAACAGGACAATTTCCAGGTAAAAAACGCAAAGTTCAGTTTATCTTTGAACTGCCAACAGAGCTGCACGAATTTGAACGTGGTGATGGCGAGAAGCCGTTCTATGCTCGCAGCATTTACAATCTATCGATGAATGAGAAGGCAGTGCTTCGCCGCGACATCGAATCATGGGCAGGCAAAAAGATGAGCAACGAGATCGCGGAGAACTTCGACATCTTTACGCTACTTGGCAAGCCGTGCATGGTTAACATCACACACGTAACCAAAGGAGATGCAACGTATGCCAACATCATCGGCATGTCTCCAGTGCCGAAAGGATTGGTTTGTCCTCCTGCATTTAACACTGCATTATGTTATAATACCGAGGAGCATGATGATGCTGTATTTAGTCAGCTGCCCGAATTCATTCAAGACAAAATTAAGATGTCTGACGAGTGGATTGCAAGAATCAGCAAGCCTGATCCAATGGTAAGAGTGGCAACATTTGCTCCCGAGGTTACGACCGAAGTTGAGACAGAAGATGACGGCTTTCCGTTTTAATAAATAACAAAGGGCGGTAATCAGCCGCCCTTCATTAAAAACATACATAAATCAATACACTATGAACGCAGCTAATATAGAGAACATTTCCGAGTTCTACAAGTCGCTAAACTCCTCTGAGGTGCTTCGTGCTCAAGGCATGATAGAAGGTGCGCCAAGCATCATCGAAGACAAGCTCTCATACGACATGAGTGCGGAGTCAATTAAGGTGGCAAACGATGCCATTAAGCACATCGAAAACAATCGCAAGATGGTTACCATTCCACTTGACCAATACAAGAAGTCAATTATGGATGTGGAACGCGAGCACATCGCGCCGCTCAAGGCTTACATCGAGCAGCGCAAAGCAATGATGATTGACTACTCCAACGAGCTCGATCGCAAGAAGGCAGAAGCAGATGCGAAGATTGCACAGGATGCAGCTAATGCACTCAAGTCTGCAAGCAGCAGTGATGTGTCGGATATCTTCGCAAGCTTCACCGATGCAACAACAACCACAACGCTTGAGATGGACCACACAAAGAACATCCGAATCACCAAGAAAGCGGAGATAGTTGGCGAGGTAGATTGGATGACACTGCTCTGGACACTGATGCAAGCAGAGATGTTTGATGTGGCCGAGTTACTCCGCAAGCTGCCAAAGGCAATGGAGATCACCAACATCGCAGAGATAAAAGGAATCGAAATAGTTGAACATAAAACACAAGCAATCAGATGAGCCCATTCGACAACATCCACTATGAATTCACGCAATTCAACCGCTACCTTGACACGATCATTGATCCTCGCGAATGCGATAACGACACAATGGAAGCAAAGGTAAAAGAAGCAATCATCCAAGCCTACTCAAATGGCTACCATGACGGTCAACAGGACATGTTCAAACGCTTGCCAAAGCCAACATCACAAGGCGGAGACGAAGGAGGCCGCGAGTATTATGACTCGCTGTAACTGGACGATGGAAGAGACCGAGTTGCTGATTGAATACTATCCGCATCGGTCGACAAAAGAGGTGGCATTCATCACTGGGAAGTCAATCGCCCAATGCTATGCCAAAGCCTTCGCACTTCAGCTGCATAAAACAGAAGAGTACCTGGCAACAGAAGCAAGCGGCAGGATCAAGAACAGCCGAGTAGAGTCGCAGTTTAAAAAAGGCCATGAACCTTGGAAC